CCATTCCTTTCATCACCCGAAGGTTTTCCTGACCAACCCGAGCAAATTCATTACTCACCTTTGCCGCTCCGCCCAACGTCCCGAGTGAGTAATTCATCGTTTGTAAAAACCGACGAGCCCCTCCTATCATCGGTGGTTCCATTAGCTTATCACAGATGAAATCGGAAAAATCTAAATACGGTTGGATCGCTGAGAGTTCCGCTCCCGTTATTCCAATCACCCTTCCCCCGGCGTGTGTTAGTGAGATCATACCGGTCCTCCTGGTACTGTGAAGTACTCCCGCGCCCCTTCGATAAACACCTTCACCACGCTCGCCCTACACCCTCGACACGAAATCTCTCGATACCGTTGTGCCCGTCGGGTATCCCCGATCGTCCCCATTTTCTGTGCCATTTCCAACTTCCCGTAACACCCATCCCTCATACACTTTCCGGAATTGGTCTCCGCTCGGTATGCGGTTTCTCTCCAGGTGGTGAGGGTGGATTTTGGAAGGGCGGCCCCGCCTGGTTCGGCCCGTGCTTCCCACATCCCGGATGGATTCTTTGTAAATATCATCACTCCCACTCCCCCATCCCCACCGGTTGCGCACGCCGCCGGTACGTTCGTTCCACTATCCCAGTCCGGATGTTTACCACATGAATCACATGTTCCCGAATCCCATGCCCGTACAACTTCTCCGACAACTGTTCCACCACCTGATCCACCTCATCCCGAAGGTACGTGTGAGTCTCCACTGTGGAAGCTACCTCCGAGGGTTCTACGATACGGATGGAGAAAAAATCCATCCCCTCCGTCCCTGATGCTGTTCCGGTTGTTTCATTTTCCATAACTAATCCTTTCATGTGATCTTTCTTTAGGGAATTATATACATACATGAGTACAGTTAGCTTTTCTTTGCATCGCGTTTGGCCTTTCGTTTTTGCCGCGCTTTTGTGGCCGTCACTTTTTCAGGCGGTTTGTACGCAAGCACCGCATCAGTTATCGCGTGCAGTTCCTTCGGAGGATTAGGCATATTGCAATTCTTTGTCATTATCCAAATGCCACTTCGCGTGAGCCTCACGCTGCCCCTGGGGAACCAGGGCGGCACAGCGTGGACAGGGGGACTTAGCGGCCCATGTTTTTAGAGCGGACTGAAATTCCTTGCGGCGATCTTGGACTTTGTAATTCCAATTGTCGCGATCAGCTCTGTTGGCGGCTTCCTGAACGGCATTGGCATGTTTTACTTCTTCTCTGTATGTTGCACAGCGCGAATAGCAACTATCTCCGTTGGATGAGTATCCGTTGAAGCACAGATGGCCATCACGCGGACAGACGACCTGCCGGTCGGTGATATCCCTGGAGGTGCCCGACACGGTATTGTTTCTCCAAGCCATTGTTATTCCAGCCCCGCCCAACGTTTGGGCTGTTCTTGTGATTCTCTTTCCCTGGCCACGCTCTTGGAAGTGTCCAGTACAGAGCGCTTGTCAACTGTACTCATGTATATAATTCCCTTTCTTTATACTGTCCGACACCCGGGGCGACCTTCCCACCACCCTACCCGTCGCGATGGACTCAAATCCCCTGGAGGAGCCAGGGTAAGGGGAGATAAATATCGGTTGTTGGCCATAAGGTATAATGTTATTCGACATTCTTTCCCGTACCATACCGACTTCCCCTAATTCTATCCATCTCCACTCAACGAATAACCGAGAGGTAGTCGCTTTAGGACCAGTGGGACACCGTGGCACCCCATCATACCAGCCCCCATACCCCAAACAGCTTGACGGTGGGAAGGAAGGTCGTTAGAAATCGAACAAATCCAAATCCCGATGCACGTATAGATTCTTCGCAAGGTCATTCCATACGTTTTGTTGTGAGAGGGTAAGATACTTCCACGGGAAGCAAAATCCTCCGCATACTTTTTCCTCACACCTTTTTCGATACCCCTCATACAACGCTTTTCCAGTAACTTTTATATGTTCCATCCGTTCCTTTCTCGGGTCCCCCCGAGGGGCCGATCTCCCACCCTCCCTCCACCATCCTTCACCGATTTACGTCGATGAACCAAGGGGTCCGCAGACCGAAGAAACCCCACCCTCAGCAGGTGGTAATTCCCTACTTCCCTAAAGTATCCTTTTCGGCACTTCCGACACCAGCCGGAGCCGTTAATCGGTACCTGACGTTGTCGTTCGGGCGGGAGATCGTAGTACCTCAGCTTTTGGGATAGGCCGGGCCGAGCCCGCCACACCACGAGTGCCTCACCTACGGGGTACCCGTAGGGGGTGTGGGCTGAGGTAATTCCGTAGCCGCCATCTGCCGTTCAAGTTCCTCAATCTCCCGGGCAAGAATCTCAATATTCCGTCCGAGAGTATCCTTCCGATGGTTGAGTCCCTTCCAGTAATCTCGCCGATCGGCGAGACGATCTTCTAGTTGTTGACGTGTCATACGGTATCCTTCCAAAGAAATACGTTCCGATTTACTACAAACACCGTCCGCGTCCCACACCCGGGACAGATATGTTCCCATACCCCAGGTTCAAAACACATTCCATCCGGGGGTAGGTGTTCGAGATCTCGACAAAGTTCGGATGGGTTTTCCTGACTAACATCCCCAATCCGCCGTGTCATACCTTCACCCTCCATATCGTAACCATTCTTCCCGTGCGAGGGTTACGGGCGGGCGGGAACGCCGCAGCTCCGATGGATGTCAACCATGGAACGAATTTCTCATCCGATTCGGAGGAGGTAGTACAAAGTAGCTGGTTTCCAATCTCCGATTGGAAATTCTTTCTCGCCAACCTATTCCACTCCCGTATCGCCCCCACCACTGCATTCATCACCATGTTAAAATTCACCTGCGTGGCGCAGCCATCCCTTGGGCGAATAACCTCCACCACCCCGCAACACCCGTCCAACACTCGTAGGCGGAGGTAGGTGTTAAAAATTGTACCCTTGGAAGGGAGATGACTAACTAGGTGAATCTTCATCCCCTCCGTCTCTCCATAGATATCACCTGAAAAAGAAGAACTCGTAAGAGCCTTCCCCAACTTTTTACAAACCAAATCTCCTATCATATCATCTTTCCTTGCGCGATCATACCAGAAGCTGCGACCCATGTCTTTCCAGGGGCTCCATACGTCCGATACCCTTCCACCCCCCAGTTATGAGGATGATCCAACTCCCTCCCAAAAATCTCCCTCCCCTCCAATACCCAATTCCCAACTACATCCTTCGGCTTCCCAACCACCGCCACCAACCCCTCATACACCGTACGAAGTGTGGAGGGGATTAGGTGTTCAGTAACTCCATAACATCTCGCAACAATCGTTTGGAACACCCTTTCATTCTTCCGAATAATCCGCCGTGCCCCTTCCCAATCACACTCATTCACCACCTCCCGTACCTCATCCTCCTCCGCATCCCACAAAAACCCTTGCCCGGATGCTCCCAACTTCATCACCATCCGAGCCACATCCACGAACAAATTAAACGTGGCGGGGTGACAAAGCAGGATTTGATCCGGTACTCGATACTCCAATCGGTGTTGGGGGAGGCTATCCGGCGCACCCGTGGTAGCGGGATGATACCTAAATTCCCCCGCCCTTCCATACCATCGTCGCCGTTCCCGTCCACCTAACTCAACCCCTAACTCCCCGCCCATCGCCACCCCCATAACCCCGGCCACTGCATCCAACAACCGTACGGTATCCGTCACTCGTTCCACAGGAACATCCGGAGTCCCGTAGTGAAGATGGCATCCGGCAAACCTCCACCCCAACTCCATCGGGTCCGGTACCGCCATGCGAGGTTCACCATACACATTCTGCGACGGTGAACACCCCAATGCGATTTGATCCGGATCACACGCTTCCAACGTTGGTCGTGAGATCGGGAGAGCCGATGCGGGAAGTAACGTAGCGGTCTCATCTACCTTCCGAGCAGCCGTCAGAACGGCCTTCAACCCCATCCTCACTCGATCGGTAAAATACCCATGACACTGCACTGGTATGGTAGTGAACTCTGCTTGGAATCCGTCGTAATACGCGAACCCTCCATCCACCTGCTGGGCCACATCCTGCATCACCGGTATACCCTTCTCCTTCGGAGGAAGATATTCCCATGCTGGAATTAACTCTCCCGTCCCCCGCACCGCAAATACCTCCGGATCGGCTCCGGCGTACGAAATTCCAGGGACGGTAAGAGTATTCCGATTCATCAACTCCCGGACTGCCTGGATTGCTTTCGCTCGCCCCTGCTTTACGAGAGTGAATTGGTGGGTGTTTTCGAAAATTCCAATCCCTTTCTGCCTCGCCACGAGGGCTTGCAAACCCGTGGAAGTGTCAAGTATCCGGACTTCTGTTCTGGTTGTGGAGGATACGGGAGTATCCCATTCACGATAATTCTTTATCTCCCTCTTACTCATCACAACCCCTTGCTTCGTGGGACCCGCAGGGTTGGCAGCGTGTAGATACTCCACCACCATTCCCGGCACGATTTCCGAAACTGCAATTTGTTCTTTCATATTCCTCCTAATATTTACTTATCCCTTATCGGGACGACCTACGAAATCTCCCACGCACCCACCACCACACCGGCAATGCCGATGGTATCACCAGCCACACCACTCCGTGGATGGGACAGAATAAGTATTCCCACATCACCAACCGCCTTCCACATACTCCCGCACCTTCGCCTGTACGGCTTGAAGAATATCCGCCGCCAGTTTGAGTTGGTTCCACAATTCTTCCGGAACCTCCCCGTCTATTCCCCAATCATCTTCACACGGAAAGTAATCGTAGATTTCTTTTTTCCCTACCGGTAACATCTAATCCCTCAACTTCCATGGGCGATCCAAATAAAAATACCCCCACCTTCGATACCTTGCATTGGCCACCCTAACCCCCCACGCGAAACTCCAATCCCACCGCAACAATCGATACGCTAACCAGTGCACCACACGATTCATTCCCCACCGTCGGGACGCCTCCCACTCCAATCGAAGTGCCGTTTGTTCCCAGTAATCCTCATACCACTCCCGCCGACCGGCGGCGTATGGGTTGGGCCGTCCCTCACGGGTACCGGCCCCGGGAAAATCCTCATGAATGTGATACATCGGGTGTTCCACGTTGTTCTGCTTTCCGTCTCATTTCCCCTTGCAAGCTAATCACTGACAGCATGAGGAACACCATGTCATCCTCAGCTTTGTCTGTAACATTCGATATTGGGAGTGTCACGAAACCTCCCCCACCACCACCGGGTTAAACCCCTCCACTACCCCCACCGGTATGTGATTCACACACCCGCACCATTCCCTTCGCGTAGGCCACAGCACCGCTGCCGTACACACCTCCGTAAACCCATGGACATGCCCGCACTCACAAAGTAGTGTCACACCCCCACCTCCGCCCGTCGGATCAACTCCTGCACCGAACACCCCGCCACTCCCGCCACGGCAACCAACGACTCCGCCCCCAACCTCTCAATCAACTTCGTCCGTTGCACCCGCCCCGTCCATCGATCCTCCCCAATTAAAAACCGATGTTGCCAGTATTCCATTACATACGTCGCCCCGAGCGACTCCGCCCACTCTATCACCGTCGCCCGTGGCAACGCGAGAAACGCCCGTACATCCATATCAAACCTTTTCCCCAACCGAGTCAACGCTTGAGCGAAGGTTAAATTCATCGCAGGTTTTACTGATTGCATGTTTCCTCATCCTTTCCAATCTCCACAAACACCCGAGCCATTTCCTCCCACGCCTGCCGAATCTCAGACAGGGTAGTGTAACTTCCTTCCAACCCCACGGATAGATATGGTTTTTCCGGTGCGTCACGCACCCACCACCATACCCAAATCACCCAATCCCCTTCAAACCAAAACTCCACACCCCAACGGGTCACGCGAGGCCGCCTCTTCCACCACCACCCTACCCTCACTGAAACCTCCGTCCACGAATAACCACCCGTGGCACAAACGGCCACCACCAAGGTAACCCACACCTTCGATTCAATTGCCAAAACTCCCGTGGGGTGAGATCCGTAGTGCAAATCGCTGGGGTTAATTCCCGTAACCAACGCATGCTACCACCCTCCCATTCACTACTCGGTACCGCCGAACCGCCCCACTCCGTTCCACCCGCACATCTACTTTCTTCACCTGAGTGCGCCACCCCCTCCGTGTGGGATGATCTTCCATCCGAAGCATCCCTGGAAACCAATCCACCTCCACTCCATATCCATCCCCTTTCCGTGCCGCCATTACCGTATCCACTTTCGTACAAACCCCACAGCCGCTACCGCCGCTATCACCACCCACCACGGGGATGGCTCAGGTACCTCTGACACCGGGGGACGGGGCGTCGGTACAGGATAATACAAATCCCCCGCCGGTACGTCCGGGACATTCCCATACTCACTTACGTATGGTACATCTACTTGAAAACTCAACCCTTCCACAGGATTAGGGACGGCTGGGACAGGTGCATACGTACTCCCCATCGCAATCCCCACTCCAACCATCAAACCAATCACACTCTTCATTTCCGTATCCGTCTCCTTTCCTCATCCGTCCACTGCCGGAGTACCCGGCGCATGTGTGCGTTTGTGGATTCCGGTGGACGAGTCCATGCCTTCCACATTCGTTTGAAAATCCTAATCATACGAATCATCCTCTCCTGAAAAAATCCCCCACAACAAAATCACACAAATCGACACAACTGCAATTCCTATTACAACCATTCTACTACCTCCCTTCGCAGGATACCCATCCTGCGAAGTACGTGACGTTTTTACGGCGTAACGGTGGGTGACGGGTCCAACTCCACACCCATGGTGGTGGCAGCCATCCCCGCCAATTCCTCCCGTTCCGCCGGGCTTAGGGCAATCAACTCCCGTTTCTCCACGAGCCGACCACCATTCGCTTCAAAAAACGTCTTAATCGCTGTCATACGTGTCATCGGGTATCCTCCGATGGAAGGTACTACAGGTTGTTTTTCAAAAGTAGCACGAAACAAACTATGCTTCTTGGACCATTATTATACTCCCATCGCTTCCCGTATCGCCCGTACGCGGGGATGATTCTCCCCGAACAGCAACACCAAATTCATCATCCGTTCATCATTCGGGGACCGCCGGACCGCAGCAACCGTGGGTGTCGTGGTACTCCCACATTCCCTCGGCCGCCCATCCGCATCACAGTAAAACGCTTCCCGTGGTGGCGTAGGCCGATACTTCTGTGGTGGCGTGGGCTTCCGCCGTGCGGTTTTGAGATTCCTGCACACGTGTGCATCCCCTGACATCCCTACCGCTGACTCCACCGGTTTTCCCATCACGTACCGCGTACTCCCATACGCCTCCGCCGTGCGGCGTCCGTCGCTATGTCCCGTACGGAGCACTTGCCCATTCATCGCGGCGGTTTCCCGTTGTGCCCGTGCAAACGCCAACGCGCCCGCACGCTCCACCACAAGCTTATTCAGCTTTTCAAACGTCATCGGCATGTGATAAACCTCCGGTAATGAAATTCCTTGGGGTACTCGCCCCGTGCAAGCCTAGACTTCCCAGCGCGCCGATCCACTTGCACTATAGACCGCAGTATCGCCCGCTAGGGTACCCCATTCGCCTCACGACCGCTGCCGCCGTGGGGCCGATGGGATGCTCCGAAGTTGTCCCTAAGCTCGGAGCCACACTCAGGTTGGGTGGCGTGGTGCTAACTCGTTACGTACCGCCCGATGGGGCTAGGCCAACCGGAAGAACAGATTCGTCTGAATCGGCTTGGACGCCAATCGTTTCGACTGTTCCTTCCCATCCGCGTTCCGGAAGAAATCCACGGTGATATTCTGCTCGGAGTTGAGCTTGATAAAAGCATCCTTCGACGGAATCACCTTCGTTGTCCCATCCGGGTTAGTCTTAACCTTTGGCTTGCACGGTGTAAGATACTCCACCGAAAGCTTCTTCGGGATTTTAATAACCCATGAATCCCCGCCGTCGGTAACACTAGCCGCAACCGATGGGGCTTTTTCGTCAGCTTCGTCCTGCGCGTCAGTTACGGGCGCAAAGATACGTGTTGCTAAATCCATACACTTCTCCTATGTTTTCAAAGATCATCCTACACTTCCGCTGGACCTCACCATGTCCACCTGCGTCAGCCGTTACCAGCCTTCACTCTTCCAGCCATCCGTGGAATCCAGCTTGCAAACGGCCCTGACGTGTGCTACGTACTCGCATGCATGCGCCCAGTGCGTGTGTTCGTGTGGCGCGGTGCTTTCCGTACCCGATGGACCGTTGACAAGCGGGACTCCCGTCCCATGCTTGTGCGGAGTGTCATCCCCCGCATCGCTTGCGTGGCCAGTGTCCGCCCGTTTGCTGGCCGCTTGCGGTTCCGGCGCTTTCTAGTGCAGCCAGATTGCCAAACCGAAACTGCCTTTGTTTGCAATACTTTCGCCTGATGTTCGCCCGGTAAAATCTACCCGATCCGGGTAACCCCAACCGGTAAATTCCGCCCGTTCGCCATTTATTCGCCTTTCTCGCGTTCGCCCGTCACGTGGGCTAACTCGTCCGAGGTCATCGCTGCCCGCATCGTTCCCGTTGTAAACACACCGGGAAACCTAGCCATGATGGCTAGGTCCTCCCGTGTCTGTTGAGCTGCCGGTACCGTTACCATCACGTAGTTCATCGGTAGTACTCCTCTCGTTCCTCATCCGTCACGTACTCCAGTACCGTACGGTCCTGTTGACTCTGCACGGTCCGAAGCGTAAGCTGTTCCTCGTCTATCCTCACAACCACAGCATCGCTGCGGCGTTCGATGTACATACTTGCCATTGGGTTAGCCCCTCCTTGGGGCCACTCCCAGAATACCATCCCCACCAGCGGTGTCAATAGTACCAACGGCCCATTTTCAGGTAGTACCTTGGTACCGATTCATACCTACGTAGGTATCCACGTGTGGTCGCTACGTAGTACGTACTACGTAGTACTCTTAGTACTTAAGTCCTACTCCTACAACACGTTACGCGGGGCCCCTCAACATTGACGGGGGCACCCCAATCCAAAACAGTGGTACCGGTGTCCACGTAGGGGCGAGTAGGTAGCTGTGTATAAAATTTTTAAAATCAAAAACATAGGTTTATCCAGGTACTTGACTTTTGGATAAAATTTTGTTAATATAAAGGGGTATTTGAAGTTTTTGAAAGGATTTTAACGAATGAAAAAAATTATTAGAACCGCTTTGTATGAGAAAAAATTCGGTACAAAAGTCGTGCAAGATAACGGGAAGGTCTTCAAACGTTGCTCGGAGTGTAGGGAGTACATCTTGGAGAAGGAATTCACAGCAAACCGTAAGGGAAAGTTGGGCACACACTCCCGATGCCCTCGTTGTGCGAGGAATAATTCGTACCGAAGGAAGTTTGGGGTAGGGGTGGACTATTTTGAATTCATGTTAAAAGCCCAAAATAACCGATGTGCGCTGTGTCCAAAGGTGTTTGAAAGTCCTGGGTATGGGAATAGTCTTGATTCTAAAGACAAACCAGTCCTTGATCATGACCATATAACCAACATTCCTCGGGCGGTGTTGTGTGTGAAATGTAACATTGCCCTTGGAATAGTTGAAGGAGATCGGGAATGGTTGTTGGATGCTCTGCATTATGTAAAACGCCATGAACAATTGGGATATCAGTTCGATAGTTGGAAGCAAGAGTTCCCAGGAATTACCCGAGTTGCGGAAAACCTTCAACTGTGATATAATAAAGATTAATCAAAAGTTTATGACCCCAGGCAAATACTACCGTGTAATCCTCACGTACAACGGATTTGACGAGGAGAAGGATGAGAAAATTATTCGGGCGGTTCGTAAACGCCCTTCACAGATGGCGTACGACCCGGTTGAAACCCGCCGTACGATTGATTTTGTGTTTCGGTCCCATCGAGCCGCGACAAATTCCCGAATCCGAGTGTTGCGAGTCCAACAGGAAAGTGGCGGTTTTTCGGTCAGCAAGGTGATTGATGACAATTTCTGAAACAGTCCCACAGGTCCCGCAGGCAGAGGCACCTACTCTATTCCCAGAACAGCAAGTTTTACGCCTGTGTACGGCAAACATCTGTACACGTGGGCATGAGTGGATTCCGAAGATTACCCTAGCAAAGTGTGGTTACGGCACCCCGCAGGGATGGAATGGTTGTGGTTCCCCGGTGGTGGCGGTGAAAATGGAAGGATGTCCGGTTTGTAACGAACCCATCGCCAAAATGCGACTTCGTTCGGATTATACCCCGCCTATTCAATTCGTGGTGCCTCTCTGTATCCCCGGCTCCGTAAGCCCAGGGGATGCCACGGAGATTGTTCTTGAAAGAAATTACAAACGTGATGAACAGGAGTACGAGGCAAAGTTCCCCGCCCTACCCCACCCGGAAACTCCCGTAGAGTCTAAGGAGAATGAATAATGAGTTATGGTTTCGCTCGTGAGCTTGAATCCCAGATCCACGCAGTTTCCAACGGACGACCGTTCGGTACCTGCCGACAATGTAACCTCCAGCAGGTGATCCCCGGAAAGGTAAACTGCCCGGAATGTGAACGGCTCCTGGCAATGAAGATGGCGGCCCCATCCGCTGATCCTGGTGGTGGGGTAAGGGATACTCAGAACCCTCAATCCAACCCTTCCAACGATCATTCGGGGTACTCTGATTCCATCCCCTCCACCACCTTCCCCCCGAAGAAGGAAAGGGTGTAATGATTCCTAACCAGCAGACTAATATCGCTGTAGCCCCTGGATCTTACCTCCCAGCTCCACCTCAACCGTGCCCCACCTGCGGTCGCTGTCCCACCTGCGGGCATTACAAATCCGCCGAACCTCAAATTAATTGGTACTATCCGGTAACCTCAGGACAAGCATCGAATAATGGCTAAACTTACCGCTTCTAAACGCCAGTCTCTCCCCTCATCGGACTTCGCCCGCCCGGGTAAGGGTAAGGGTCCGAAGGGGGCGGGGTCTGGGTCCTACCCAATCCCAGACGCTAACCACGCCGGCAAAGCCCTCCAGCTGTCAGGGGATGCTCCGGATGTGGTGGCGAAGGTTCGGGCAAAGTTCCCGGGGTTGGAAAAATTTGCCGGGGACGACAAGGATTAACTTGGCAAGCCGCAAGATCATCATTCCTGTGGACTCAGTCCTGGAGTTATTCAAATCCTACACCGCTGAGAACAACGAAATCCCGATTGACGCCAAACCCGTATCCCTCATGGTCCGCCCGGCAGAACGAGGTGCGTTTGCAATTGTTGCCGATTCCGAGGCATGGCCAAGTAACCAACCACCAATTATTATAAACTTTGACATCAGGAGAATGTTTTGACCCTTTCACTTCCGACACCAGCCACCCCCGGTTCCCCGGCGGGTACCAACCTTGTAGCCTCCGTAGTTGCGGAGTTGAATCAAATCTACAACACCCAAAACGCCACCCTTGTTGCTGCGTATAAAGCAGCGGTTGCTGCGTCCTCCCAGACGACTCCGGCCCCTGCCCCACCCACCCTCACCATCGTAAACTCCACCCTCGCCGCACAACTTGAAACCTCGGCGGAGGCGGGGATTTTCCCAACGGTGGCCCAATGGCAGGCGGTACTTAGTACTTACGTATACCCCGTCATCCCTATCGTCCCCCTCGCCCCCTACACCATCGGCACCCAGCAATCCAACGGTCTTTACGCTCTCACAGCCTCAGGCCCGTGGCCCTCCGATGGGCAACAGTTTGTCGTGAACGGGCAGGATTACGTCGCGGTATGGGCGTCCCCGTTCGGTCCCGTCTACGCTGCTGCGATATGAAACTCCTTCTCCTAGCCCTTCTGAGTGCCGTCCTTACCTTTGGGCAGACTGCGGCTCCTACCCCTTCCACGACTACTTCATCCCCGGGGATAGCATCCCCGACGTCGTGGTCGGGATTCGTGGAGGGCGGCGCTCAATCAGGGAAGAACATCACCTCCGGGATTGGCATCGCCACTACCGTTGCTGCCAACACACAGATCTTCCTCGAACTAACCTCTACCACCCAATCCGGTGTGGCAGCAGTGACCGGCGTGATGTTCGGTGTAAAAACCGACCTTCCCACCGTGCGGTCGATTACCCCATTCACAATCGTGGGTTACGGGGGTTCGATATCCTCCCTATCGAAACTCACCTCCCTCCCTTCCTCCGTAACCGGGGTAAACGCCGCATCGGTCACAGCCGTCGGTACGGCTGTGGGATTCGCCCAACAGTATGCGGCGGGTGGGGAGTATAAACTTAAGAACGGTCTTACCATCGGCGTCGGGGCAGAGGTGAATAAATCCTCCCCCGCTTGGAAAGGTTATCCGTTTGTGTTCGTGGGGAAGGAGTTTTAATCAATGTCCCAGCGCTGGATTCAATTCGACGCTAACTCCCTTCTCAAACTCCTCACCCACTACACCATGGACCATGAGGACCAGATCCCCCTTGACGCCGAACTCCGCTTCGCTGGGGTATCCAACTACGTCACTCGATGGATTGTACTTGATGTGGAAGCAAAGGAATGGGATGGTATGGCCCCTGACCCTCGTACCGGGGAGCTGCCCTTCATTCACGTTCGTTTTGAAGGTGGAAAGGTGATGTCCTGGACCCAACTCCCCTCCTCCCCCCATACTCGCGACTCCTGGAAGGAAGCCGTTGAAAGTCCTACGTAGGTGTTTGATCCTAACCCTCCTCGCTGGCGGAGCAGCCGGTGCGGGGGACGTATTCGACCCCGACGCCTTTGCCCACACCTACAACGCATGGACCGTTCAGCTGAAACTAACCCCGGTGGGCGGAATTAACTCCAAAAGTATCGAAGGTTGGATCGAGACAAAAGAACAGTGGAAGATCCTTCAAAAACACGTTGATGAATACTACCGTAATCAAGGAATGAAACCGTGAATGTATTTAAAAAAGTAGCCAAAAAAGTCGGCACCTCCCTACTTCACTTTGCTTACAATGAAGATCGTGCAGTGGCATCCCTCGCGGGTGCTCCCCCAGACTGGACCATCTCTGGGGAATCAGCAAAGCATAAAGTACTTCACCCACTCGCTGACACCCTCGATGCCATTCACTTCGCTGGAGACCCTCACCACGCCCAGGACGCTGAACTCCACGACACCGCTCTCCAAGCAGCGGATTACGAACTAACAGCGGAAGAAAAAGCTGAGGGGAAATGACTCCCACCATTGCTATCCTCGGTGACATATTTATCGATAACTACTGGATTGGAACAGCCACTCGCATCTCCCCAGAAGCACCGATCCCTGTAGTAGCCGTTAACCGAGTAGAATCCTTCAACGGAGGAGCGGGTAACGTTATTGCAAACCTACGAGCCCTTGGTGGGATCACCAAATACCCCAACGCTCTTTACCCTATAGTATGTCCTACCAAACATCGTTTAATAGTTGATGGCCACCAACTCGCCCGATGGGATGAACATGATTATTCTAAAGAACTAAACCTAGCATGGATACGAGAGTTACGAGGAGTGGATGGGGTAATCATCTCTGACTACGGTAAAGGAGCCATCACCTACGAGGTAATCGAAGCTGTCGCCTCCTTAAACCTTCCCATTTTCATCGACTCCAAACGCTCCCCTCGGGATTTTGACATCATCCTCAACCCCACCTTCTTCCCAAACGAGAAAGAATACCTAACCCACCTTCACGACTACAGCCTTCAACCAAAAGTTGTTTGCAAACGTGGCCCCCAAGGAATGGAGTATCATGAATTCGGAAAAATCCTTCACTCCTACCCCGCCTACGCCCGCAAGGTTACTAGCGTTTGTGGGGCTGGTGATACTGTTATCACTGCTTATGCTTGGAGTTTCCTATCTGGGGACCAAGATCCCTTACTTGTATCAAGTATTGCAGCTGCCATAGCGGTGGAAAAACCCTACACATCCGTCGTAACCCTTGAAGAACTCACCCGCCGTCGTAATGAAATATGGAGAGAGGAATCCACTTACTATGCCTGTCCAACAGGAAGGGCCTGAGACCCGAGCCCACGTCGCCAAGCTTTGGGGGATGGAGGAATGGTTGGTAAATAATGAAGAATACTGCGCCAAACTCCTTTGGATTACCCCCGGATTCCAATGCTCCCTCCATTACCATCCAATTAAACACGAGACTTTCGTTGCTCTTGATGGTCTCATCCGGGTGGAATACCACGACGGGGGTAAGCACTGTGAGACTCTCCTCTCAGGAAAACGACGGGACACACTCACTATCCCTCCGAACACTCCACATCGGTTTTGGGCGTTGGGGTTTGAGGGTGGGTTACTTCTGGAAATCTCCACCACTCACTCCGACGAGGATGTAGTTCGTATTGAATCTAGTATGGAACAAGCCAATCATGAACCTTTACTTGGTATAAGAATGAACGAAGATGACTAAAGAAGAAATTTTATTCTTAAAAAATTACCGTCCATTGAATTGGAAGCCGGAATGTTCTAGCGTAAAATGTTACATTAACAAACAACATCCTTCAACATGCAATCCCTGGAGATCTGGAAATAACAAATTTTCTGAATCCACCCCTTCTAAAATATGCACAACAAGTTGGATTAGAAAACGAGAAGTAATTTGTGAATTTTTTGAAACTCTTCGTTATTATATTAAATCTATCATAAAACCACGTGTTTTTAAAGAACCTTATACCCACTGGAACTCCACTCGTTGGCAGTCCTTTATTCAAGCTTGTCGTCATTATTTTGGAATTCGTATAGCTTGGTATGATTTTTGGCATGGCCCTAATGAACGACATTGATCTAAATGCTGACACAATTGCCTACCTTGCTACCCTTCCTTCTGCGACACGTAAGAAGCTTTATGAGGAACTTGGCCGCCGAGAATGGGATCGTTGTGCGTCAGATCCCCTCTACTGGCTCGATCCCTCCCGTCATGCCATCCCTTACGTCCACACCCGAGACCCCAAGCAACTCTACACCTGCCGACTCTGCGAAGGACCCGAATTGGCGTCCCTTACATATACCTTTGATTCCCGCATCCGGCACTTGGAAATATCCCACGATATGCGACACGATGACTATGATTTCGATAAGTACTTCGACAGCTTACCAACCACTCGTCCCTTCACTGTTTTCCCCTACATTGAACCGATCGTAAACACGTGGTTGAGGGAAAAAATCATCTTCATAGAAAAATCCCGCGACATGATGGTAACGTGGCTGATTGTTACCCTCTACACCTGGGATACCCTCTTCCATCGTAACCGAGAAAATGTCTTCCAATCTGATGATTCTGCTAAAGCCTACGACCTTGTGGAACGTGCTCATTTCATTTGGGAAAACCAGCCTGCATTTCTTCGGAATGTACATCCCGCTACTATTTCTGCGGGTGTATCTCGATCAGGTGTGCTTAAAGTTCCTTCACTTAAATCAGTTATCATGGGGTTTCCCCAGGGTCCCGATCAAATCCGACAGTTTCATCCATCAGGTGTTTTTCAGGATGAAGCAGCTTTTCAAATCGAAGCAGAGAAAGCATTTACAGCTGTGAAACCGGCAATTCAAGCTGGTGGACGTTTTACAGCTGTTAGTTCCGCCAACCCTGGTTGGTTTACAAAATGTGTGAGAGACGTAGTAGAATGACCACCGAACGCCACACTAACTTCACCTATATCTCCCAAAGAGATGAACTTCCATGGCTCCGCCCTGAGGAGTTCCGAGACCTCGACCTTCCCCATCCCGTCGTCCTCATCAACGGGGCCTTCGATATTCTCCACTCCGGCCATTGGAAACTAATCACCCGAGCCCGACGAAAGGCCGCCACTCTCATCTGCGCCCTCGATTCCGACGATAGAGTAGCCCGAAAAGACCCCAACCGTCCCATCCAAACCTTCATCGAACGAGCAACCATGCTTGGCTACACCCCTATTGATTACCTTTGTGAGATCGAAACCGACCGTGACATGCTCAATCTCATACGATCAACCCTTCCGGACTTACGAGTGCAAGGTCCTGAGTACAAACTGGTGGATAGTAAATACCCCTGGGTCCAAAAGTTTCACGTATCCGGTTTGGGGCGCACTGGAGCCCGGATCGGAATGAGCACCACGAAGATAATCAACCGTATCCTGGATCGTTATGCCCGGTCCTGAGGATTGGTTCGATCGAGAGGTGGCAGGGTTTGAACCCACCTACTCCGTGGAAGACTTCCCCGGCTACGATCTCGAAGTCCTGGAGTGCCTGACCTGCGGTGCGGAGGTGTGTGGGATTCGTAAAACCCCTCCAGAGGAAATGGCATGCCCAAGATGTGGAACGACGGGAATGAAGATTCTTCGAGTAATTCGGAAGATTTATCTTCAGTAACTTACCAAACAGATAAATTTATCCATGCCTGCGGTATGGCATCTTCCATCACTGAAGCTAAACGTCTTCGTCTTGCAGGGGCTATATCTATTGAAATTCACGGCATTATGACTAAAGTATTCACTCCTTACATTACCTTTATCTTTCCTTTCTGTTCCTGATGAAAATTTTTCCCGGATCTGTAGCCATTCGTTTAATGGATGTTCATGGAGTGGACTTTGACACTCTTCAATATTGGTTACTTCAAGATGGATGGGCGTTGGATGTTATTGGATTTCTTTCCGCTGGTGAAGCTAATCCTAACTTCCCGCCATATCGTTTGTACCAACTTCTCTCTACATCTTCCTGTCAGGTAGCAGTGCTATGCCCTCCGAAATCATCCACGAACAACTTGGATTAAAAATCCGTCGTAACGCCAATAATCGATTCGTGGTTTGCGAACTTGACTACTTCGCCGACCCTGCCAAACGCTCCCCTGAATGGGCTGCCGAAGCTCGTTCAGGAATGTCCGCTGCCGCTTGGGCGAAGGAATACCTCCGAGACGCCACAGCCATGTATGGCCAGCGGGTATTCCCGGAAATCGCCGCTCATCGGGATAAGATTGTCATAAACCCTCCCTTCCGAGACTTTGGCCCCCAGGGTGCGTATTGGGGTGGGTTTGATTTTGGTTCCCGCAACCCCTCCGCATTCATCGTCTACACCCTTGAAGACGGAGTCCTCTACGCGATCTGGGAACTCTACGAACCCTGTAAAACCATCCCCGACCTAGCTGCAAAGATCATCTCCTGCCCTTACTACAACCACCTCCGTTACGTTGCCTGCGACCCCACAATCGTTAACCAAAAAACCCGAACCAACAAATACGGTGCCCTCGTCACCATCAGTGACCTTCTCGGGGAATACGGTATAAAACGCCTCATCCCCGGTCACACGGATGAAACGGTCTGGTTACAAACCATGCGTCGTCACTGGGCAGACCCATCCGATCCGACCTTCCGAATCCTTGATTCCTGCCCCAACCTCATCCACGAATTCGAGAACGCGGTATTTGCCTCCCAAAACGAGAAACAAGTCCTAACCGAAACCTACCGAGAACAAATCGAAGACGTGCACAACCACGCTCTCGATGCGACGAAGTACCTCATGAATTCCAAACCCACCGTCAACTTTCGTCGTTTCCGTGACCCTCAAATGGCTCGTCGTTGGTTGCACTGACCGTGGGTAACCCTACGTGTTAAAATAGGTTAATGCTCCTGTCACAGACCAAACCAGGATCTGGATTATCTTATTTGGACCGCCCGACGGCTAAACCCAAACCCGCTGCTCCTCGGCCAAAGATTACCTCTGAGGATCAAAAAAATGGCTACCAAGCAATACCGTTAGTTCAGAAACCTTCGAAGGAAACCTAATGGCTAGTTTTAACAACGGTTTAGCCACCCTCAACCCCGGCCCTAATTCCACCGCCTTCAACAACGGGGTAGCCGCTACCCCCGGGGCGACAGCCCCGACGAGCCCGACCGGTGCGGGGGTAGGTCCCGCTAACGCCATGTTTGGTTCCCCTGGAGCTACTACATCAGGTGCAGCCGGGAAGACCGGAATTACCCAAGGTCCCCAACTCTCCCTTGGAGCAAAGGGTGGGAATAGTCTTGCCGCTACCGGGAGTAGTATTGCCCCCGTTTCATCCCAACTTGGAGGGGCTAAATAATGCCCGCAGCGCTTGGTAATCTCATCGGTAAAACATCGGACGGTCAACCTGGGAACGGTAACCCCGTCACCCCTCCCCTACCCGCCTCCATGCAAGCTGGCAACACCCCCTCCACCCTCATGCAACACATATCCGGGTTACTCGGTGGTGGCGACCCCATGGTTCAGCAAAACAATGCATATGTGAAGGGTAAAGTAGACGAGTACATGGCTAACCAGCAAGCCGCAAAAGCCCGAGCCCAACAAAAAGGAGCAGCAGCGGCGGCACGGGAGTTAAAAAAATCCCAATCCACCATCACCCCACCCCAACTTGCCCAACCCGGTACGGGAGTAACCCCCGCCTCCCCCCTCCAATCCCTCTGGCAGTCCGTCCAATCTTCCCTTGGAATGGGGTCTAAATAGTGTGGATAATCCTTTGGATAACCTTTGGGGGAAGGTAATGGATCTCATCCACCCCTCCCTTGCCCCGGAAGGACCAGCGGTAACTACAAACACCTCCCTCCCCACAGCCGGTAAATACACCCGGGAGGGTCTGGTCCATAGTTGGTTTTCCTCCGTAGCTCCTGGGATTGTTCACCCCGGCGGAACCATCGAAGTAAACCCAGCCAACACCGCTGATGTAAATAAAGTCATCCATCATGAAAAAGTCCACGCCCTTCTTTCCGATCTCGATGCCAACGGTACCCTTGATAAACTCAACGCTTCCAACCCTTACTACTCCACCCTCGCAGGCAAGATTACCATCGAACCCGGTGGTTCCCAATCCACTGAAGCCCCTGCTTACGCTGCGACCGGAGAGACCTCCCAGTTTGGGATAGACCCGAGTGTATCTAAAAAATACACCACCTACCTCACCAAACAACTCCAATCCGTGGACCCCCACATCGCAAAAGCGTATGGGGAGTTGAGTCAATAATTTATGGCGCAATCTTTCTTTGAGAGCACTCCCGCTGAGTTCGTCACAGGCCAAGACCCCTCCCTTGCCCATCGCATAGACGAAACCGAAGAACAACGGCAAAAACGAGCATTCGATGAGAAAGTCCGTGAATACGTCATCGCTTGGCGTAACCAACTTCGGATGTATCGGTATGAAAAACTTGGCGTCTGGAATGAATGTTGGCAGCTCTACCGAGGGCAGGAAGATTGGTCGGATAAAGAAGACTGGCAATCGAAGATCGTCCTTCCCAAATCCTTTTCCTCCGTCAAACAAGCCACCAACGTAATCAAACGTCTCCTTTCCGCTTCGAAAAAACCCTGGCAAATCGAATCCGAAAACCCCAACGATCAAGTCAACAACATCCGTACGGAACAAATGACCTACCTCTCTCGGGTCTTCATGGAGAAAGCCAACTTCCTCTACGAATTCTCCGAAGCCCTGGAATGTTCCTTCATCATGGGATGTGGTATCGTCAAGCTCTGGTGGGGGTTGGTACCGCGAATAATTACGAAAGTAGAGACTCGTATGGTCCCGTTGGGACTCGCGGGTGTCACTACCGCCAACCCCAACCAGCAATATGTTAACGCCCCAGCAGATCCTAACTCATACTCCCCAACCGGAAGCATCCCCAACGACCGGATCTCCGACAACGCCAACATCGGCCCGAACCATCCGCCGGACTCCACAGACTCACGAGGTGGTCCAACACCTCCAGGGGTTGACGTGTCTCGTCGGGGTGTCGGGACCGGGCCTATCGCAGGTACCCCCGCAGCGGGGCTTGGGGGCGGTGGGCAAGCCAACCAACCTCCTCCCGAACAACAACCCGGTGGAGCCGGTGTCCCGGTCGAACCTCCAGCCAGTACGCGGACCCAACAACCGTTAGGTCAGCTTCCCAAGGCCCTTCAACAACAAGACGCTCGAACCTACCCCACGATGCTCGGTAACGAATTCATCTCCCCGATGAATCTCCCAGGTGGGCAGTCGGGCGGTGGGTTGGGTGTTCCGTCCCTCCCTGGCCAACCCCCTACCCTCCAGGCTCAGAAGCAACTGGTTCGGGAAGAAACCCTTGAAGGTCGATTGTTCCTCCGCTCCGTAGACCCTTACAACTTCTACTGGCTCCCCGGCTCCAAAATGAACCGATGGACCGGCACCATCGAGGAGATCGAACTTCCGAAATGGGAACTCATGCAGATGGCACAGGAAGGGGTGTTTGATCCGGAGTTGGTAAAACAAATCCAACCGATGAAAATCGAGGAACAAACCAAACAATCCTGGCTTCGTTTCGGGGAAATGCCCCGTACCACCAACGGCCCTACCGCTGATACCGGAGTAATCAAACTAACAGAATACTACGGCCCTATCGTACTGGATGGGGAAGTTAAAGAACGCTGGGGACATGTACTCATTGCCAACGATACCATCGTCCTCATCAACGGTAAGAATCAATTCTGGCATCGTAAGCCCCCCTACATTGGTTTCTCCCCAGTGGTACTACCCTTCCGTACGGAGGGTGTGGGGTTGGTGGAAAACGTCCGTCAAATCGATAAAGCCTTAAACCGTCTCGCCAACATGTCAGTGGATACTCTCATGTTTCGGTTGATGCCGTTTTTTGAAATCACCACTGACGCATTTGAGAACCCTGAAGACTTCGACACCGGCCTCACCCCTGGTAAACTCTTCCGTCGTAACGCTCAATACCCAACCCTCGAAGGTATCAAACCAATCGAAACCCTCGACATTGGCCCGGGTGCGACCCAACTCTCCTCGGAGTTAAACGTCGCCCACCAGGAAGGGTCTCTCATCTCCCAGCTCCAACAATCCATCCCCCGCTACCGAGGATCTCAAACCGCCACGGAAACCCAACTCATGCAGGACAACCAACAGTCCTTCTTTGGTTCCATGGCATCGGATATTGAATCCCAATTCATCGACCCGATGATTATGATGGCGATTGATCTCATTATGCAATTCATTGACACCGCTAACGATCCTCGGGTGGCTTCCATCCTTGGGCTTGAAGCCGCCACTCTCGCTGGGATGACCCGTGAGGAAATCATGGAGATGATTCAAGGGGATTATAAAGTACGAGTGACGGGTGTGACCGGTCAGCTTGAAAAAGCTGAGATGCTTCAAAACCTTGTCCAATTCATGAACCTCATCGGGCAAAACCCGCAGGCATGGTTACCTTACATCAACCAAAACAAACTTCTCCAACGTATCCTCGAAGCGTTCCGCCCGGCGATACACGACGTGGAGGAAATCATCGCCGATCCTGAAACCGTCCAAGCCAACCAGCAGGCGATGCTTGGTCAGGAAATCACCCCCGATCTCCTTAACCTCATTCCCCAACTCGTTCGGCTCAACAACGAACGCCAATCCCGGCAATTCGACCAAGCCCAACTCAACGCTGAACACGCTGCTGCCATCCATCAGCAGAACCACGAACACACCATTGACAACATCAATACCGCTCTTGGGATCGCTTCCCATCACCTAGCCGTTAAAACCGCCGAACAAACTCCACAATCCGCCGGGGTGTCCTCGTCCCCGACTCAATCAGGACAAGGAAATTAAATGAAACTAACCACTTTTTTCAAACGCCTGTTCTTGATTGGAATATTCGCTGTTGGGGTAGCTCACGCCGCCACCCCTGTTTCCCTCGCAGACATCTCCGGTAACGGAACTGCTTCAGCAGTGGGAACTCAAGGTCAAACCGCTCATTGGATAACTGTCTACGCTGCCCCCACCAACGCTACAACTGCTTGTTCCACAGCAACTTACACCGGCTGTCCTCGTGTGGGAGACTCCTCCATCTCCACTACCCGTGGAATATTCCTAACCCCCGGCACCTCCTACACCTTCCCAGCCGACGCCCTAACCCTCCCTCAGTACCAACTCCAGCAAGTGTGGTACCTCGTTCAAACGAATGATAAAATTTCCATTGTCTACGGGCAATAAGACCCCCCACCCCGAATATGATATTATATTGAATGAAAGGATTTTCATCTAATGGCAGGAAGTAATTTCAACGATCCCTCCAATAATGATCTCGCTCGTCCCGCTGGATACCCTCAGGGTGATCTAAACAAAATGAACGGTTCGGATGGTGAAGCCATCTCCGACCGACCCATCCCTGGTGTTGGTGGACAGGACGCCTCTTCGCAGGCTACCCCTGAAGCCAAGCGTGCGGGGTACGGTTATCAGTTTGTCCCTGAAGGTCAGTCGAAGATGGGTGGGCATAACATCGACGCGAGGAATCAGTACACCGTAAAGATGCCCCGGGGCAGCTCCCTCTAACTAACACCTCCACGGTGGACCGTCAGGCAGAACGTATCTCCTTATGAAATCCCCAACTCCTGCATTCATTGATGCCTACAAAGCGGACGATCTTCAAGATTTGCTGGGTCACCTTGCTTGGACTGACACCGTCCTCCCAGCCCTCACCCGTGAACGAGATTCCCTCACCCGTGCCTTGGTTAACTCGACCCTTGGGCTTCCTGTCCAAGCAAAAACGGCTACGGGTGTCATCGAGATTACCCGTGAACAACTCGCAGGGAAGATCTACGGTATCGATTACATCGTGAGTTTATTTGAAAAACTCCTCACTCGTGGGGAGGCAGCGGAAAAAGCACTCAAGCAGTTAGGTATTAACATCTCTTAATCCCCTTTGTAAGGAAACCACAACCCCATGGCCGATACATTACTAGCCCCCACTTCGGAAACCCAAGTAGAATCCACCCCTCTCTCCCCCCAGGACCAGTCCCGCCAAGCATTGTATGAACAATACTACGGCACTCCGGCTGGAGGTGAGAACCCACCCACCGAGCAGACGCCCTCGACGGAGTCTACAGCGCAAGTAGAACCAACCGAGCCCGTTGTCACTCCTCCAGTGGCTACTCTCCCTCCGGAAGTTCTTCAGTTAATGCAGTCCATGCAGGCGGAGTTGGCGGAGGTAAAAGCCAAACTTACCCCCACCGCACCTGTGGTAAATACCGAACATTCCCCTGAACCGGGTTGGATTTCCTTACTCAAAGAAGGTCGGATTGAGGAAGCCCAGGATGCCCTGGCCTCCCTTGTGGCTAAAAAGAACCAAGACGTACTCCTCCAGCAAGGAGTAGCCCAAACCCGAGAACTAATGCGGGCAGAGAATGAAATCGATCGATTTACGACTGATCTTCGTTCCCAAAACCCCGAACTAGTCCCCATGGAAAAGACCATCGCGGTTGACGCTCAAGAACGTATGGCGGCTGCCCGCAACGCAGGACTTATTAAAACTACCGATGACGCGATTAGGATCTACAAAGAATCCGTTACCGAAGCCGTTAAATCCGCACGTAAACTCTACCTTCTCATCCGTGGAGAGGGCAAACAAGAGGCACAGGTTCGCCAACGCGAAGTACTGTCGTCTCGACCCATGACGCCTCAAGCTACCGACACTAACCGTCCTCAGGCAACCGGGCAGGAAGCACAGGAACCCCCTGTGGAAACCCCTGCTGAGTACCTGGAAAAACGGCGGGCTGTTGATAACTGGCGAAAAGGGTTGGCTCCCAAGCCCAATTTTATCCCATAAAGGACAACTAACAAATGCCTGGACAGGTATATTCCGTTAGTACCCTCGGCGGAAATTGGTCTCAGCCTTATTTGTCCGAACGCCTCCGTCACGTAGCGCAGCCGATGTTTCGGTTTCGTCAATTCGTGGATGTTAAGGAAGCCATCGGTAAACAACGCGGTGATACGTGGCTGTTTGATAAGGCTGGTAACGTAGCCACTCAGGGTGGAACCCTAGTGGAAACGAATACTATTCCTGAGACGAATTTCGTAACGAACCAAGGTACTGGTCAGATTTTCGAGTATGGTAACTCCATTCCGTTCACTCAGAAACTGATGAACTTGGCTCAATTTCAGCTGGAACCCGTCACCGAACAGAAACTTCGGGATGACATGGTGAAAGTTTTGGAATCCGCTTGCGGTACTCAATACATTGCAACTGATTTTGTGGCGGTTTTGACGAATACCGCGTCGGTGAACTTCACCACGAACGGTACTGCGTCTTCCGGCGCTGGTGCTAATCTCACGGCTGCGAACACTCGTTCCATCGTGGATTACATGAAAAAGAAACTAATCCCGAAGTATGACGGACGTAACTACGTCTGTATCGCTTCGGTCGCGGCTCTATCGGGAATGCATTCCGATACGGGAACCGGTGGTTGGGTGGACGTGTCGAAGTACACCGTTCAGTTCTCCACTAACATCTTCAACGGGGAAGTCGGTAATTACTACATGACTCGCTTTGTGGAGGAGACGGGTTTCCTGTCGAATACCATCGGTACCGGTACCGCGTATGGTCAGGCCATCTTCTTCGGATCGGATATCGTCTACGAGGCGGTTGCTGTTCCGGAAGAGATTCGCGTGAAGATCCCCACGGACTTCGGCCGCGATCAGGGTTTGGCTTGGTATTCACTGCTCGGATTCAAGATTGTTTGGTCCTACGCTACGGACGCTGAACAACATCTTGTGTATGTGACCAGTACCTAAAGGAGAACACACATGGGATACTCTGATCAGAAATACTTCTCTCAAAACCTCGACAAGTGGGGGGCCGGTATCGCTTTTGGTACTGCCACCGCTTCGGGTACGAACACGCTTGCCACGCCATCTGGCGTGTATATGCCGAATTTTGAGTTTCCTGGAAACACTGCCATTCTCGGTATCGAGTTGGTAGCGGCGACCGCCCCGAATAACAAACAGGGTGGTTTGTTCCAGATCCTCAACGGTACGAACACCATCATCACCGCTACGTACACTTCCACCGCCACGGTTGGTAGTGTGATTTACGGTAGCTACACCGGTACCTACACCACCACCGGCACTGCCACAGCGGATGTTCGTGGGGCTGTTCCGAAAAACGTCATCGGTTCCGGCACCTCGTTCACCTTGCAGTTAGTTCTCAACACCGCTACCGCTTCGAGCGATACGACCGGTACTTGGGATTTCTACCTGCAGAACGTTCAGCACGTGTAAATCTTCCCCACCGGGAACCTCGTGCGGGATGGAGGTTAAACATCCCGTATCTTACATAGGAGATAAATGGCTAACTTTCAATTAGCAGAAACGCAGCAGGTGACGTTGACTCTTCAACCTGTGGATGCCAACGGTAACGTTGGCGCTCTATCCGGTACTCCTACCTGGAGTATTGATAACAACGTTCCGGCGAATATTACCTCAACCGCGACGAACGGTTTGTCGGTGGTGCTTACGGGACAAGTGGCAGGTAGTACGGTTAATATCACCGCGTCGGCACAGTCCAGTAATGGCACTTCGCTGACGGCGACCTTGTCAGTGGATATCATAGGTGGTCCTGCCACTTCGATGACCATTGTTCCAGGAACTCCTACTAACAAGAGCTAACTGCTCCAAGGGGGCTGAAAGGCCCCTAACGATCTTGGTGAGGCGACTCACCCCTCCTAGGGGGTACAGAGGTTAAAGGGGCCCCCAGCCTTAGTTTAGATAATCGTGGAAACACGAAAGGATTTATATGCCAGCTCCCGCTAAAACTCCCCCCGTTCCTTCTCCGGAACCTACCCCCAAAAAAACATTCACTAACTGGTCGGCTTTTGAAAAAGCCAAGGTCCACCCCACCCGAATCGTCTGCGATGTAATCCGTATGCATCCTGCGGATGAGTCGTGTAAGACTCGTCTTCCATTATTCGCTGGACAGATGATCGATCACTTCCGAAAGGAACATGGAGGTGGGTTTCAGGTTCAAGTAAAACAATCCGATGCGAAGCCCTGGCCCGGTTGGAAAGAACTCGCTGACGCAGGTATGGAAGCGGTCGGGTTGAAGTGTGAGGTATGTGACCAGCAGGTTCAAATTTCCCCCCGTGATATCCTCAACCACCTCCGTCCCCATCAGGGAAAGTTCCGTGGTGCATATCAGAACTTCCGTGATACCTTCTTCTTACAAATCCAATCCACCCCTGTAAACCCGCCTGAGGATGACGATGAATCCTTCTACTCCGACCAGCAGTAAGCATAACTCTGGAATCCTTCGTACCACTCAGATGTATAGTAACGTGCCGCCGTGGGTGAGGTTTCGCTCGGTGGGGTATCTCACCAACCGAGGGTTATCCTTTGGGATGGGAATGGATTTATACCCCCGAAAAGCTATCGCTCCAGGGAAGTTTTCCCTCAACGTAGACCTGCTCCCAACCCAACAGAATTCTAACATCTCCGTCTGTGATGGAAGATTGGATATCTTTGAGGAAGGGGTATTTGACCACGTAGTGGTTGGTCCTTCTCTTGGATGGTGCCCAAATCCCCAGACCTTCCTGAAGGACATCGTCTCCAAACTGAAAATGCGAGGACACCTTGTGGTGTTCATGCCGGAGAAAAATCCCCTCCCGAATGTTCATTTTCAATTCGCCCCACTCGCTCTGTTGGATCTAATCTCCAGTGTGGGGGCTTGGAAGATGAAGATGAATATCACCCGCGAGGGGGATACGTTGATTATCGTAAAGAAGATACCAGGAAAGCCTGGGACACTTGAACCCACCCGTCCACGTGCCCCAAAAACAGCCTGTATCTGCCGATACGGAGCACTTGGGGATATGGTTCTAATCACCCCGGTCATTCACCGACTTGCGGAGGATGGGTATGAGGTGACGATGAACATCACCGAATACGCGGCACCCCTACTCGATAATAATCCCTACATCACCAACATCGTTCTTCAAGAACGAGACGCAATTCCGAATCAAGACCTTGGCCCCTACTGGGAAGAGTGGAAAGGGGATTATGATAAATACATCAACCTCTCCGAATCCATTGAAGGGCGGTTGTTAAAGGTGGAGAATCGTAAGGATTTCTACACTTCTCAGGAATGGCGATCCCGCACCTGCGGTAAGCAGAATTACCAAGACTGGACTATGGAGTTGTGTGGGTATCCAAACGTAAAAGGGGAGAAAGGGGAGTTATACTTCTCCCGGAATGAAATCCTTCAAGTTCGGAAGTTTCGAGAGGACATGAAAGGGAAGTTCGTAATCCTCTGGGGATTGAATGGCTCCTCCCATCATAAAGTATACCCACTCCTCGCCCCGGTCGCGATTGATTTCCTTGAACGTCACCCAGACGCGATGATGGTACTCCTTGGTGCGGCGGAAGCGAAGAGGTATGAATTCGAGCACCCGCAAGTTCTTCCCACAGCAGGTAAATGGCCACTTCGTCAAACCCTCGCCACCATCGCTATGGGATCGGATTTGGTGGTAGGTCCGGAGTCAATGGTAGTTAACATTGCTTCATGTTACGATGTACCGAAGATCGTATTCCTCTCCCACAGCTCCCCGGATAATCTTACCAAGTACTGGACCAACTGTGTAGCGTTGGAACCTGACCGGGAGATGGCTCCTTGCTACCCTTGCCATCAACTTCACTACTCTTTGGAATCCTGTCCGCAGGGCGGAATCATCAACGGGGAGACCCACACCCCAATCGCTGAAGGTCCCCGCTGTGCTATGGGGGCCATTAAAGGTGAACGGGTGTTGGCAGAGATGGATCGAGTTTACGCCGCTTGGCTTGCAGCCCAGCAGGTACCCGTCATGGTAAAATAGATCATGGCATTATTTGATGGTCAAATTGCTACGGCTCAAAAAGATGTCCAATCAGATATTACCCAACTTACCACAGCGATTCAGGCCGTGGTACAGGCAATTTTAGACGGGTATACTATTGAAATCAAAGCAGTAAAAAAGTAACCTTCCCCATCTCATCCGGCAGCTTCCCCGAAATGGAGCCCTACCACTCATGCCGGAACCCACACATACTCAAGATCCTTCTACATTTTTATTCAGACTAGCCTGCGCTTTCGCCACCGCCGAAGGCGCTTTTGTTTCTGGAAGTCTCCCCAACACGGATAATAACCCCGGTGACCTTCGATTGGCCCCGTGGGTTACGAATCCAACGGTGCGAGGAGGTTTCTGGCGTCCCACTACCCTCGCAGAGGGAATCGCGGGTTTGTATCATCAACTTGCGTTGGATATTGCCCGAGGGTATTCCTTACGAAAGTTAGTCTACACCTACGCCCCTCCGGGGGATCACAACAACTCTGAGAATTATCTCACCGAAACAGCCCGAAGGATGGGGATCGATCTCACGAAGGATATCGATACTCCGTTGTGGAACTTCCTAACCCCGCTGGAGAAGATACCTTGAAGATTGATAAGATGGATAAAATCGTGGAGAAACTTCGTGAGGTGCCAGGGGATGTAGCGGAGTTTGGATGTTACGAAGGGGAAAACACCGAACATATGGCTCGGGCTTTTGGAACTCGTACGGTCTGGGCTTGGGATACTTTCGAAGGAATGCCGGATGATAGTTATATCGAAGAGTTGGATAATTCCGATCCCCCCGGGAAATGGGTTCCAGGTAAATCCCCACTTCCACATTTTGAACATTTAAACAAAGACCACGGGATGAATATCCATCCGGTGGTAGGGGTATTTTCCAAAACCATCCCCGCCTTCGAGCATCCTGAGGTACGATTTGCCTTCGTTCACATTGACTGTGACCACTATCATGCATACCGGCGGGTGTTGGAATTTATCACCCCACGAATGTCCCCCGGAGGGATGGTTCGATTGGATGATTACGGTTGTTGTGCGGGGGCGAAGAAGGCCACGGATGAATGGTTGGCCACCACCGGGCATAAACTTATTGAGGATTTTATCTACTTCTAATGGCTCTCTCTGATCTTTGGACTGCGGCGCAGTTGGAAACTGCCATTCGTCGGGAGTTAATGGACCCTACCGGAGGGTTTTCATGGTCATGGACTTCCCAGGAGTTGCAGTATTATATCAACGACTGGCAAACGATTCTTCAAGATCGGTTTGAGTTCGTGTGGGGATCGGCCACTACACTCCTTCCTGCGAATACGAATACAGATGGGGGTGGTGGCTTGACGGGACCGTACGAATTCCCCATCACCAGCATCGCCACCAATATGCTCCGCCCCGGTAACATGTGGTACGCAACTACCAACACCGCAGGAACCACCACATCTTCCTACTTCCGGTTGGTGGGACGCACGAAAGAGGAGTTGGAGGTAATTCAACGAGACTGGCGGGAGGTAGGGCAAGGTTCTCCGGAAGTGGCGTACATGGCGGATATAAATACCATTGGACTATGGCCCCCGCCATCCATCAATGGTACGTTAGTAAATGAATACCCATTGGTTATCCTTTTCACTAACACTACCTCCGCGACCATGCAAGTCCCCGCTTGGACTCGGTATTCCTTTCTTGACTACGCCTGTTGGCGGGCCTGGGAACGACCCGGACCTAATCAGAACCTTACCAAATCCTCTCGGAGAAAGAAACGACTGGAAGTAAAACTGAAACGGTATCGAACGATCTGGGAGAATTACCTCCCCGACAAAGCCCCATCCCTACGGATTGGCCATACCTACGAAGGAGACATCCTCAACGTCGGGCGGCATAATACGTTGTTTCAAACGTGGGTGTAACGCATGGCTAACTTTGCATTTGTTCAAGGTACGGGTACTACGGTGGTGGCGTCATCGAGTTTTGGCACCATCACCATGCAGTCCTCTAGCACAGCAGGTGATATTTTTATCGTCGCAATCCAGCAGAACTCGAATAACATCGTAGGGGTTAGTGATAATTTATCCAACACCTACGTACCCATAATCAGCACAGCTTCCAACCCTGCGTTATTTCTTGCGGCAAATATCGCGGCAGGGTCAGCCACTATGACCGTAACCTGTGTTACTTCCTCTTCAGAAAGTACCTACTTCGCAGCGGAATATAAAGTACCTCAATACACCATGGTATACTCCGATTGGAATGGTATCCAAACAACTCGTACCACTTGGCCTGCTCCGTTATTCGCTTCCGCTGGTATGGGAGGTACTGCCACGGAAGGGTTAATAATCCTTGCATTCTCTAACGGTGTTACCGCTCCGGTGTATACTCTATCCTCCGGTACTATGCGGGGAACCCAAACCGCCGGGGCGCTGACACTTGCGTTAGGGGATTGTGATGTGGCGGGGACTGGTGGGATTGTGGACGGAACAACGACGGCTAGTAACACGGCTACGTTTGGTAAAAACCAAGCACAGGTAAATTTTGTAGCCTACACAGGGTTCGCGGGTGGAGTTCGTGAGTCAGACTGGTCAGGAGGTATGCGAGGATGAGTGAGCAGTATCAGAACTTTGCCTACGGAACGATAAGTTCTACAATAAACAACTCAAGCAACCCCGTGACTATTGTACTCAACGGGGGGAATGGTGCATCTTTTCCTGCCACCACCAACGGCCCCTTCCGAATTACCGTCCTCGGGACAGGTGCCAGCACGGCCACGGAAGTGATGATTGTAACCACTCGGTCGAGTGATACACTTACAGCGTATCGGGGGACGACGATTTCAACGTATGGTGCCGCTGAAATCCCTACCCCATCCCTACAAGCATGGGCGGCTGGTTCGGTAGTATCCCACAACCTAACTGCCGGAGCGATGAATCAAATTCGTGCGGATATTAACACCGTGGGTTCCTACGCAACCATTCCCTCGACAGGATTACTCGGACAACGGTTTATTGCTAGTGATGGGGTATTTGGGGAGTATATCTACAACGGGACAACGTGGGTGCCTTACATCTCCGGGTTACCGATGTCCCCTCCTGCGGCGTCCACATTCACCACTAACGTTACCGCTGCCGGAGCGACGCAGGTGGTGTTTGGTACTCAAAATGGTGGGGCTTTGTTCTTCTCAGGATCTCGTACCTCCGGTGGGGATAATTTAATCGCTAACATGATGACATGTCCTTCCACGTATACTCATCGGGTACGGTTCTACCTAAACGCGGATTTAAATAATTCCCCGAACTACTTCATGGCGGGGTTGTGTTTGTGGAACTCCACCTCAGGTAAGTTTGAAACTTACTGTGTTGGTCCAGAGTCTAGCGCCCCTTACCCGGGGTCACTTCGAGTAGTTACATGGAACAGCGGCACATCCGGTAACTCTACTCCCTACCAGGAAACAATCCTCCCTGGACGTGGGGGATATTACGATCTTCAAATCTCCGATAACGGTACCACTCGGTCGTTTAGTTTTTCAAATGATGGACAAAATATATTCACTGGATACTCCGAAGCAACTGGCAGTTGGATAACACCAACCCACGTGGGAGTTGTACTTGATCCCTCCGGTACGGGAATTACCCCTTCCATGACCATTCTCCATTGGGTGTAATATGATAAACGCACAATGGGGGTACTTAGCGTGGGGGCACGGGCAGTGGGCAGCGGAGCAGGTGGTGGTTACTACTCCGCCCGCTGGGGATGTATTTTTAATAGTAACAGTACCCTAACATGAAACAAATCATTCAACTCGGTACAACCTCGAAGATGGTAACGGTGTTTATCCAAAGTGCCCTTAGCACCACAGGGGGAGGACTTACCGGGTTAACCTACGCTTCTTCTGGGTTGACGTGGTATTGGTTTGCTGAGGATAGTACGGCGGATACCTCCGTCCCCCTTGCTACCATGACGTTAGGGACCTGGGCTACAGGGGGTTTCGTTGCGGTGGATGCCACGAATCTTCCGGGGTTTTATGAGATCGGGTTACCTAACGCTCTTACCACAAACACCAACACCAATCGTTCCTGGGCGGTGATGATGTTACAAGGTGCGGCGAATATGGTTCCTACCCCGGTGGAGATACAGTTTGTGGGGTGGAATCCCTCCAGCACGTATGTGGCTGCGAATGTAGATCAATGGTTGGGGACGGCTGTTAGTTCTTCTTCGGGGATACCTATCGTTGTTGCCACAGGAACGGTTACGGCATCGATTGTTGGTGGGGTGAATGTAACGCAGTGGTTAGGTACTGCCGTTACCAGCAACGCAGGCATCCCTCAAGTTTACGCGGATGGAGGTACGATTTCTACAGTTACAGGAACAGTTACCGCGACGGTACCCTCGCTTAATACAAACGTTAACGTCACTGAATGGCTCGGAACCGCTGTAACAAGTAACGCCGGGATACCGGTAGTGTATGCTACCGGGGGTACGGTTGGTGTTGTGACCGGCACAGTCACTGCCACCGTACCCACAGAAGTTTCAGCGAATGTCACGCAGTGGTTGGGGACTGCGGTAACCTCCGCTGGGGGTGTGCCGATTACTACCAACACCGGTACGGTTACGGCCACGGTGCCGTCACTAAACACTAATGTAAACGTTACCGAGTGGTTAGGTACTGCCGTCACTTCCCACGCGGGAATACCCATCGTATACCCGAATGGAGGCACCATCACTACCGTGACTGGTACTGTAACGGCGACCGTCCCGGGCGGGGGAAGCACCAATGTTAACGTCGTCCAATGGGATGGTACGAACGTCCCAACCCCGTTGGTGGGGGGCGTGCCTATTGTGGATGTGGGGGACTGGTTGGGAACAGCAGTAACTTCCAACGCCGGGGTACCTGTGGTGTACACCACCAACACCGTTACCGCCACCGTATCCGGCACCGTAACTCTCGGAACTGGCCAACTCACCGTCAAACGTAACACCGCTATGAACGGGTTTAGTTTCCCGATGTACAACGCCACCACAGGAGTACTCCAAACTGGCCTCACCGTAGCCGCAGTAAATACCATCGATGGAGGATCAATCCGTTCGTGTAGCAACTCCGTAACGGAGATAGGTAGTGGTCTATACTCCCTCAACCTCTCCACCACCGATACCGATGGAACCGTAATTACCTTCATCTTCACCGCGACAGGAGCCGGTTCAACTGTAATCACCGTAATCACACAGGCGTAACATGCCCGACCAGCCTCTTCGCCCGCAGATAGCTTATGTCGAACGATATACCGCTCACGTTCCAAAACCTACCCCGGAGTTGGGGCGACTTTTCAAACCGCGAGTTCATCAACTCGCGTGGATCATGTCTTGGCAAGCGGTGTTGGAGACGGTTAGTAATTTTATGAATCCCACTCTTATCGGATTGACTCGGATACTGATCGATCAGGCATATTCCGGAACAGCAACAATTATTGATGATCCGACAGCTGGGGATATCTTCTGGCCTTCCCAGCAGTTATACGACGCCGCGAATGAAACAATCAACGACTACTGGGCTACTGTGGGTCGGCAAGATGTACCAATTCAACTTGCCACAGCCTCCACG